CCCTATCTCAGGGCTGATGCTCAAGACCCGTCCAGATTTGTTGATTGAGTCTCAACAAACCGTTTATGACGTTAAGAGTACCCAGGACGCTAGCCCGAAAGGCTTTGCCTCAGAATGCTCAAAATATGCATATTTCATCCAAGGTGCGTTCTACGTTTACGTCTGTAAGTTGGCTGGCTTAGACATCGAAGAATTTAACTTCATTGCCTGTGAGAAATCCGCTCCGTATGTCTCTCATCTGCATGTCTTAGGACCAGAAGCAATGGAGTGGGCCACTGAACATATGCACCGCACCCTGGCTGTTATGGCTGATGCTAATGCCAAGGAAGACTTTGGAACAGGCTGGGGCGATTATTCCATCTTGGAGAAACCGAAGTGGGGATAACCGTAGCCAGCGGTAAGGCTAAGGGGCGCAAACATCAGCAGTGGGTTAGAGACCAAATACTGGCTCTTCATCCTTCTGCACTCCTCCCAGACGATGTTAAAAGCACCTCTATGGGCGCTGGCGGTGAGGACGTTCAATTGTCTCCCGCCGCCAGACGCCTCTTTCCATATTCAGTAGAATGTAAGGCTCACAAAGCCTTCGCCTTTTACAAGATCATGGAGCAGGCCGCATCCAACTGTCCAAAAGGCGTAGAGCCTCTAGTCATCATTAAAGGTGACCGCAAGAAGCCACTTGCCGTTGTGGACGCAGAACATTTTTTCAAACTAACAGCCAAAGGTGATAAATGAAAATTCCAACAAACACAATTCAACTAAACCTTGCCATAGATCAAACCTCGGATATTTTGGATATCAGTGTTGACTATAATCTTAGTGTTACAATGATTGATGCTCAACAAATCTTCTACAAAAACGTCATCAGAGGATTGATGTCTAAACTAAATACAGAGCTAGAAGCTTTTGCTTTTCAAGGCTCCCTGCTGGACGAACTTTCCACTTTGCGCTCAGTTATAGATGACGAAGATGATGACGAATTTGGCATCGAATTTGAAGCTGCTGACGAATTACTAGAAGCAGTCAAGAAAAATAAAGATGAGAAAATTGTCAAGTTTAACGGCAAGAAGAAGCCTCACTGATGGCAAAATGGGGAGAGATACCGCCTCTGACAGCAAGGCAACCCGCCGCTGATCCTGTGAACCAGCCACCGCATTATAATAGCTCGGCAATAGAGTGCATCGATGCAATGACTGCAATGTCGGAAGGTACAAATATGCCTTCTCACGCAGCCTACTGTTGGCAGAACTCCTTCAAGTACCTCTGGCGTTTCCCGTATAAGCATAAGTCTGTCGAGGGTAGCCTAACAGACCTCCGCAAGTGCCAGTATTATTTAGAGCGCCTGATCAAGCAGCTAGAAGATGGTTGATGAAATGATAACCCAAGCCGACATCGATGCTTTCAAAGAAATGCAGGAGGAAAATATGAAATACTCCACAATGGTTCAAATGGTGACGGACTTCGCCACTCGCATGGATCAACCTCTGAACCAACCTTGGGCGGATGATATTGCTCTTGAGGACTTTAGGTGGAGTTTGGTCCAAGAGGAATACGGTGAAGCTTTTGACGAAAGCTGCAACCGAGTTAATCCCGAAAATATGTTCAAAGAATGCTTGGACTTGATGGTAGTAACTATAGGTTACTGTGTCACCTATGGCTGGGATGTCGAAGAAGGATTCCGCCGTGTTCATAAATCTAACATGAGCAAATTTGGCTTAGACGGCAAACCCCTAAAAAACTCTGAAGGAAAAGTTCTCAAAGGTCCAAATTATAAACCAGCAAATTTAAAAGACTTAGTGGAGACCAATAATGCAAAGTAACTATCTACCCACGGACTACCAAACTTTTATTGCCACAAGCCGTTATGCCCGTTGGTTAGATAAAGAAAATCGCCGTGAAAACTGGGGTGAAACTGTTGAGCGCTACATGCTTAACATTGTACATCAAGCTCTGCCTAATTGGATGTGGTCTTCGGATTCCGAAGATTGGCACGATACACTGGGTGACTTGGAAATAGAAATTCGAGATGCCATCCTAAGTTTAGAAGTAATGCCTTCTATGCGGTCACTCATGACAGCTGGCCCAGCGGCTGACCGGGATAATACCTGCATGTACAACTGTAGCTACATAGCTGTGGATGATAAAGTAGCCTTCGATGAGGCGATGTTTGTCCTGTTATGCGGTACGGGCGTAGGCTTTAGCGTAGAGCGGCAATTCATTGATAAACTGCCTGTAGTACCTAAGCTAACCTGGAGTGATGATGTTGTTGTGGTTAAGGACAGCAAAGAGGGCTGGGCCAAAGCATTCAGAGCTTTGTTAGCGTTACTTTGGGCAGGTCAAATACCAAAGTGGGATATGAGTAAAGTTCGTCCCGCAGGTGCTAGGCTAAAGACTTTCGGGGGCAGGGCATCAGGCCCAGCGCCACTTATTGATTTATTCAACTTTGCAGTCACTACGTTCAAAGGCGCTCAAGAGCGTCAGCTATCCAGCATCGAATGTCATGATCTGATGTGCAAAGTGGGTGAAGTAGTAGTTGTGGGTGGAGTGCGCCGCAGCGCAATGATCTCACTGTCTAATCTATCAGATGATCAGATGCGCCATGCCAAATCCGGTGAGTGGTGGGATGATGAGGCGAAGGGCATCAAACGACACGGTTACCGCGCCTTAGCTAACAACTCTACTGCTTATACTAAAAAGCCAGATGCTCTGTCATTCATACGCGAATGGACCTCATTAATTGCAAGCAATTCCGGTGAGCGAGGTATATTCAATCGACAGGCGGCTAAAACCCAAGCAGCTAAGAATGGTAGGCGTAAATCAGATGAAGAGTTTGGTACAAATCCTTGTTCTGAAATAATTTTATTATCCGGGCAAGTTTGTAATTTATCAGAAGCTGTAATTCGTGCAACAGATAGTCTGGAGGATATAGAGCGCAAGATACGAATAGCTACCATCTTAGGTACTATTCAAGCTACCTACGTTAAGTTCCCTTATCTGCGTAAGATGTGGACTACTAATACGTCTAAAGAACGGCTTCTGGGCGTGTCTCTAACTGGCATCATGGATAACCCACTTTTGACACTCGCTAATAAGGGTCTCTCTGAAACATTAGAACATCTCAAACAGGTCGCGGTGGATACAAATAAGTTATGGGCTGAACGGTTAGGTATACCGCAGTCGGCTGCAATCTCGTGTGTTAAGCCGTCAGGAACTGTATCACAATTGGCATCATGCGCCAGCGGGATTCATGCGAGACATTCTCCGTATTATATCCGTACTGTTCGTGGTGATAACAAAGACCCTCTAACGCAGTTCATGCAAGATCAGGGTATACCGTCAGAGCCAGAGATGCAGAAGCCAGACAAAACTACAGTGTTCAGCTTCCCGGTAAAATCACCTGAAGGCTCTGTCTGCACACAGGACATGAGTGCTATTGAGCAACTGGATATGTGGCTAATGTATCAGAGACATTGGTGCGAACATAAACCTAGTGTCACGATTAATGTGAAAACGGATGAATGGCTGGAGGTTGGGGCATATGTTTATAAGCATTTTGATGAAATGTCAGGCGTTAGCTTCCTACCGTTCAGTGAGCATATCTATCAACAAGCTCCTTACACAGATGTCTCAAAAGATACCTATGATGAATTGCTTGCAAAGATGCCAGAGCGCATCGATTGGAGTAAATTATCTGAGTATGAGCTAGAAGATACCACTACTGGCATGAGTACTATGGCGTGTAGCGGAGACTCATGTGAAATCGTAGATATATCTGCATAAGCTCATGTTTTTCATAAAAAAAGCCTACAAGTGCTTGACCTGTAGGCTTACATTTATTATACTGAAATAGAACAGATTGAACGTGATTGGTCACCTGTTCGTTGGTTGAAACCCCCTGCTAGAAATAGTGGGGGGTTTCTTTTATTGTGGCAACGCTTCTTCCATCTGTTGGTCTACCGTGACCAGTGGCCTAGATTCATCGCTTGGGCGTCCCTCACTGAATGCCCCTGAGCTAGTAATCGGGGCGTTGTCAAAGGCGGATATTGCAGCCCCCCTTGCAATTGGCACTGGGAATAAAGTAGCATCGAGTGCCAACTTACCTGCAGCCATAGGCTTACTAAGACCTTTAAAGGACTGACCGTATTTAATAGCGTATTCTTTAAAGGCGTCTATTGCGCCTTTTCTGATTGCGGGGTTCTGCTTTAAAGCCGCTACAAGCAGCCTGGGGTTTAGCATCATCATTCTCATCTGATTCAGTTTATTACCCACAGGCAGTCCCGAAGTGATTTTCTTAAATGCGGCAGAACCAATTGCCGCTGCCTGTAGTTGAGAGCCATCGCCCATGCCAAACATAGAACCGAAGTTAGCACCAAGTATTCTAGACCCGTTTGATATTATGTCGCTTGTCTGGGTGACTACGTCCTGAAACTCTCTTATGTCCATAGAGCTTCTCTGAATGCGTAAACCTTCAGCCATCAACTCTACTAGCGCATCGGTCTCTTCAGCATTAATTACTCCGTTTTGTTGCATGACCTCTAAGATGCTTACATCTCCAGACCTACCACTCAGTGGTCTAGTTAGCTCCTCCGTTAGTTTAATGA